ACGAGCAAGACGGAATATCCTTTTTGCCATCACTATTCGAAAGCTGATTTAACGGCTTCGGGAACGGTGGAGAGTACCGATATAGACATAAGATTTAAAAGCGATAATACTTATGATTTTGCTGACTTGGTTCAAACACAAACGAGCAGCGATGTTTATAACACTTATTGGAAGGGCTATATAGATGAGCTATACCATTCTGATTCTAGGATGATGACGGCTAATTTCTTACTATCTCCTGAAGATATCGCAACGATGAAATACAACGATAAGATATTTATAAAGGATTCCTATTGGCGGATAAATAAGATTTCGGGCTATGCAATGGGAACGAATACAAGCACGAAAGTAGAGCTTATTAAGGTGATAGATATAAGCGTATCGGATTACTGCAACCAGACAATTAGCTCGTATAATTTAGACGGTACTACTAATTGGGTGGATGCTTCGGGAGGAAGTGTAACGGTAACAGAGGAGTGTTGTTTGGCTGAAGGTTTGACATACGGTAAAGGTGGCTGCTTTTGGAATACTCCAACGGGAGAGCCTGACGATGCTAATCCTACAAAGTATATAACAATAAAAGGAGAGGGTAATACAACGGGAGGAGTAAGCCTTGAGATATTAGGGAACTTTAATAATATAGAATAATGAGCAAGCAGATAAGTATTAAGGGAAATTCTAATTCCGTCAAAGGGGATAGTGAGCGCATTGAAGTATTAGGCGATTCCAATACCGTAGGCTCAAGCTCAAAGGATGGGCGAGTATTAGGTGAGGGGAATCTATTTGGAACGATAGACGATAGCAGCAAGCAGCCGAGTGTAGAGCTTTTCGATGTGTTTGGAGATTATGGGCTAGGCATAAGAACGGGAGAACGTAGCAACTGCGCTAATAAATCAACGGAGGCGGGAAGCTTTCAAACGGGGGAGATAGTTTTAAAGGCTGATACTTTAGAAGGTGGGGCAGATGTAGAAATGAAAACGGCAAGGCTGACAACAATAAGCATCGAGGAGCGTATGAACATGGCGTTCCAAATTGAGTATGTGGCGGTTGTGGAAACGGGCAGCGGAAAAGGAAAGTCAAACTATTATAGGCACGATGTAGTTGCTCGCAGGGCTTCGGGTGGTAATGTAGTATTAGACCATAATAGAAGCTCACTTATTTATAACGGTATCGGAACGGGGGCGGCAGAGCTTACCATCTCAGCAGACACGACTAACAATGTGGTGAAGTTCACCGCTGAGGCTCTAGGCTCTGGGAAGGGCGATGCCAAGCATATCGCTCTGGTGAGATTTACACAGATAAGAATATAATCTATTTAAGTATATGATAGCGGAAGTGATTAAAGGAATAAGTACGGGAGAGATAAAAAAAACGAAAGAGAATATAACAGCTTTCGGATATTACAAATTTCCCGATTCAATAAAAGAATTTATACGATTAGCTAAAATGGAATTATGGCTCAAGAGGTAAGATTAAAACTAACGGCAGACGATAAAGCGAGCAAGGTAATAAAAGGCACAAGCACCGAGCTAAAAGGGGCAACGGCACAAACGACCTTACTAGGTGGGGCAATGAATACCGTTAAAGGGGCGATGCTCAAAGTTAAGGCGGTGAGTAAATTGCTTTTCGGTAGTATTAAGGCGGGGCTTATCTCTACGGGGATAGGTGCTTTTGTAGTTGTAATCGGTTCGCTAGTAGCGTACTTTACAAAGACCAAAAAAGGGGCTGAGCTATTGGAGCAAGCTTTTGCGGGGATAGGTGCAGCGGTGGCAGTAATTACCGATAGGATAAGCAAGATAGGGGGAGCTATTGCGAAGGTATTCTCAGGAGATTTCAAGGGAGCTGCCGAAGATGTGAAGGGTGCATTGTCTGGAATAGGCGAGGAGATAGTTGCAGAAGCAAAGGCAGCCTCTAGGCTGAAAAAAGAGCTTCAAGATATAAAAGATGTTACTAGAGAGTTCAATATTGAGAAGGCTAAAACTAGGCAAGAGATAGCGAAGGCTCTATTATTAGCAGAAGATGAAACTAAGAGCAGCGAAGTAAGAAGGCAAGCCCTGCAAGATGCTTTAAAATTAGAAGAGGAAACAACGGCTAAGGAGTTAGAGTTGCAAGCTCGAAGGGTGGCAGCAATAGAGGAAGAGGTCGGGCTTGGTGAGAGCTTAGAAGAGGATTTAGAGCGATTAAACGAGGCGAAGATAAGACTTATAGAGCTTGAAACGGCATCTATTAAGCAAAGGAAAAAGGTAGTTACTCAAGTAAACGCTTTTGATTTAGAGATAGCAGCAGCGGCAAAGGCACGAGCTAAAGAAAGAGCAGACGAGGAGAAGGAATTAACGAAGATAAAAGAGGAAGAGGCAGAAAAGCAGCGGGTACTAGATGAGAAGACGGCAGCGGATAATCTCAAGCAGGAGCAGACGGAAGCGGAAACGCTGAGGGCTTTAAAGAATGAGAACGATATACTCGATATTGAGGATGCTGAAGAGAAGGCTCTCGCATTGCTAGAGATAGAGCAGCAGAAAGCACTTGATAGGGTGGCAGGCTTTGAAAATGCGGAGGAGTTAATCTTTCTAATAGAGCAGAAATACGCTAAAAAGAAAAAGAAAGTAACGGATGCGGGCGATAAAGCGGAGAAACTAACCGAAGAGCAAAAGAACAAAGCAAAGATAGACCTTGCTAATCAAGCTCTTGGGCAACTTAGCGGGTTATTAAAAAAAGGCAGTAAGGAGCAGAAAGCCGTAGCGATAGCTCAGACGATAATGTCTACGAGGGAAGGTATGCAGAAGGCTATAACGGGGAGCGCAAATCTAGGTCCGACTGGTGTAGCTTTAGGATATGTGAACGCTGCTCTAGTATTAGCTACGGGGTTGAGTAATGTAAAGGCTATTACGGCAACCAATCCAAGCGGAGGGGGTAGTATGGGAAGCGCAGCAGGGGGCGTAAGCTCTGGGGCTAGTGTTTCGGCTTCAATCCCTGCACTTGAGGGCTTGCCTGATGTGGTGAGTGCTATAAATAATCAAGGGCAGCAGCCGGTAGAAGCTTTCGTTATCTCTCAGAATGTTACTGATGCTCAAGAGGCACAGACTTATATTAATCAACAAAGAACATTATAATATTATGGAATTAGTAGAATTTATTTTAAATGAAGAGGTCGAGGATAAAGGTGTCTTCGCTATTAGTCTAGTCTCCGAGCCTGCCACTGAAGAGAATTTCGTTTACTTCTCTAAGCAAGAGCAGAAATTCGCTACGGTGGATAATGATAAGCGGATAGTATTAGGGGCGGTGATGATTCCCGATATACCTATTGCGAGGGTGGACGAAAACGGTGATAAATACAACTGCTTCTTTTCTAAGGAAACTATCGAGCGAGTGGTTGAGTTGTATATGGTCAATTCTAAGCATCAATCTACTACGCTAGGGCACGAGAGAACAATCAACGGAATTACAACCGTAGAGAGTTGGATAGTAGCGGATAGCGATAAGGATAAGAGCAACGCTTATGGCTTTTCTTATCCCGTTGGTACTTGGATTGCTTGTATGAAGATTGATAACGAGGAGATATGGCAGCAGTATATTAAGGAGGGTAAAGTAAAAGGCTTTTCAATAGAGGGATATTTCGAGCAGAGGGAAACGCAAACAAAAGAGGAAGCGACCTTATCTATGATTCGGGAGATTATCTTAAACGATGAAAATAAAACAGTTGAGAAATAAAGCTATTTATTAATATAATTTATGGACATGGAAACACTTACAAAAATTAAAGTCCTTTTGGGAATGGAAGCAGAGGTAACTCCTGCGGAAATGGAAGAGGCGAAAGAGCAACTTAAATTTGAGGATGCTCAACTAGAGGATGGCACGACTATCTCAGCAGATGCTTTCGAGGCAGGCGAGGCGGTTTGGATTTCCGTAGAGGAAGAAAGACAACCTTTACCAGTTGGCGAGTACGCTTTGGCTGATGGTTCTCTTTTGGTAGTAGCTGAGGAAGGAATTATCGCGGAGATTAAAGCGGCAGACGAAGCTCCTGAGGAAGCTCCTGAAGAGGAAGAGATGAAAGCAGACAATTCTAAAGATGCATTAATCCAAGCTATCGGAGTACTTGAGAATTTGGTTCAAGAATTTGAGGCTATTAAAACGGAGTTCAACGCATTGAAAGAAAAGAGCGTAGAGAACTTTGAGAAGGCTAAAGAAGATGCGGCTAAAGTGGAAGTATTTGAAAGTGCAGGCGAAGAGATTAAGCCTAATCCAGAGGGTAACTTTTCAGCTACTCAAACATTAGTAGACTTTTCTAAATTGACGGCATCACAGCGAGTTCAATATTTGATAAATAAAAATAAATAGTATAAAATTATGGCAGATTCATTAACTAAACTTTATGTCGGCACAGAAGCGGCAGGGTTTATTTCAGCATCGCTTTTAAGCGGTGAAACATTAGCGCAGGGAAATATTACGGTACTTCCGAATGTAGCTTTTAAAGTAAATTTAAAGAACTTCGATTTATCGGGAGCAGTAAAAGATGCCTCTTGTGATTTCACAGATGCGGGGGATATTGCGTATGTTGAGAAGGCACTAGCTCCTGAAGCTTTTGCAGTAAACAAATCTCTTTGTAAGCAAGATTGGCTTTCTACTTTTGCGGGTGCGCAGATGAGAGCAGGCTTGGACGGTGCTTTAGCGGCAGACTTCCAAGAGTACATAGTATCTCACATTGGCGGTATTGTAGGTCAAGAGGTTGAGAAATCTATTTGGGGAGGTGATACCTCTACGAGTGGTCAATTTGACGGATTTAAAAAGCAGATGCTTGCAGATTCAGCGGTTGTAGATGTAACGGGTACTACTCTTACTGCGGGTACTATTATTGCTGAGCTTGGAAAAGTTCGTGATGCGATTAAAGATACCGTTTACGGGAAAGAAGATTTAAACATCTATATTGGAACGGGAGCGATGAAGTTCTACGTAGCAGCTCAGGCGGCTCTAGGGTACTTAGACCAGTTCCATGCAGGAACTACGGAGGCAAACTTCGAGGGAATCAATTTGGTAGTAGCTCCGGGAATGGCAGCAGATACAATGATTGCAGCTCGTAAGTCTAACTTATTCTTCGCAACGGACTTACAGTCTGACTTGGCTGAGGTTAAGGTTTTGGATATGAGCGAAAATGATGGCTCTGATAATGTTCGTGTGGTGATGAAATGGAACGCAGGTGTTGGTTATGCTGTATCTGGCGATATCGTTCTTTACTCATAAAATAATAATTAAGTAAGTGGGTTTTAAAGCTCACTTACTTTTCTAATACTTGATATATGGCTTGTTTATTAACGGCGGGGAGAGGCTTAGAGTGTAGAGATAGCGTTGGAGGTATTAGAAATATCTACTTCTCTAACCATAACACGATGGGAGCTTATACGATAGATTCAGACGGCGAACTCGATGACTTGGGTACTGCTAGTTCTGTCTATAAATACGAGCTTATTCCGCAAGGCTCAGACTTTAACGAGGCGATTACGGTATCCGAAGAAAACGGAACAGTATTTTACGAGCAGACGCTTAATTTAATGCTACCGAATTTATCTAAAGATGCTTTAAAAAACCTTAAAATATTAGTACAAGGGAGATTCCAAATCTTCATTGAGGATAATAATATTAACGAAACTACGGGCTTCGGTGATTTATATTTAGCGGGTGCTTATAACGGAGCAACGGTAACGGCAGGAACAGTAGCAAGAGGGAAAGCGTTTGGCGATGCTTCTGGTGAAACTCTTACGATCATTGGTAGAGAGCAGGCAGCGGCTTATATTGTTGCACCTAGCGCAACATCAGCAGCGACCATTTTCGGAGGTCTTACAACTACGGCGAATGTACCTACGATTGTAGAATAATACTATATTATAATATATTAAGCCTCCCAAATTGGGGGGTTTTTTTGTTTTAAAACATTAGCAACGATTTACTATTTAATTATATAACATTAAAAGAAAGAAAAATGCCAACGAATTTAATAGTGAGACAAGGGATAACGGGAGTAGTAGTAACTCCAAGCGATAGTGTGGATATAGTGGGAGCTACTGCGAACACTCCTGCGACCTTATTTGTGGGAACTGGTGGAGATATATCAGTAATCACTTTGGGAGGCTCTACGCTTGTTTTAAAGAATATTGCAGATGGCTCTTTCCTACCTATTCAGGTAACAAGGGTGAAGGCAACCAGTACAACGGCAACGGATATTGTAGCTTTATTTTAGGAGTATGATTAATATCATACAAAATACAGTAAGTGCTTTAAAAAGCATCTTAGGGATTATCCGCAAGGGGCTAGAGTTATCTATTCCCTTCACCGAAAGCGGCAAAGATTTTTCGCCTAACGGCAACGATGCGACCTTAAAAACGGGTAAGGCGTTGAGCTTTGATGGGCTGAATGATTCGGTTGTTATAGGAGATACAAGTTATAATGCTAATACTATATCTATAACCTTTAAAAATGAATCAGACATTACTAGCGCAACCGCTCAGCAATTTTTAATGAATATTGAAGGGGCGGGATATTATGGTTTGGTGCTTGGTTCTTTTACGGGAACTCTTACGGATGAGTTAATTACAGTAGTGGATTCTTCAGGAAATAAAAATAGTTTTGAAAGTTCAACAGAAGTAATATCAGCAGGAGTGCATAGGATTGTAATAGTTTACAACTCATCTAATTCGTACTATGATATTTATCTTGATGCGGTAAAATTAAATTTAACAACGATAGATACAATGTCTGTTATTCCTGCGGATAATGTAATATTAGGCAGGAGAGCCGATGTGTCTGGGTTTTTTAATGGTTTATTATCCGACTTCCAAATCTACGACACCGCTTGGACTGCCGCAGATGTAAGCTACGACTATAACAATCCACAAAACTTAGTAACGGATAATTCAGCCTCTAGTATTGCTCTATCGAATTTAAAAGGGTTTTGGCATTTGAGCGAGGGCGAGGGTGCTATTGCTTACGATAGTTCTGGAGAGGCTAACAACGGAGCGATTAACGGGGCGACTTGGGAAACGGCATTAGCTACAATCCCACAACTCGGTATGATGGATTGGGCGAAGTCTACGGTAGGCTCTGATGAGATAACTCTTATCCAAGCTCCAAATAATGAGGGCTACGATATACTAGGCAATGCGCTAAGACTGCGAGAGAACGCTTTAAACCTTGACGGTTCGGGTTATGCTGAGGTGGCTGATGATGATTCGCTAGATTTTGGTACTGGTGATTTTACTTTAGAGGCTTGGGTGAAGAATAGCTCGGTTATTTCTGACGACGATAGGTCTGGTTTACTTTCTAAATCAGATACATCGGGTGGCTCTCCAAACGGTTGGCAGCTTATCTATCGTGGCGGTTCTTATAATGGGGTATTTTTAAGGGCAAAAGCAACGGGAGGGAATGTGGAAGTCTCGCCAAGTTCTAACCAAACTTCTTTATTAAGCGATGGAGATTGGCATCATTTAGTATGTGTTATTGATGTTAGTAATACAAAAGGTTTTATATATATAGACAATTCAGAAGTTACTCAAGGGGGAGGAGCGAGTATTGCGGGGATATTAAGCCAAGATAATTCCGAATCGGTTTTAATTGGTAAGTGGGCTGATTCTGTTGATGATAATCTTAACGGCATCATAGACGAAACAAGAATCTACAACCGAGCATTATCAGCGAGCGAGATAACTCAGAATTACAAAGCAGGAAAAAATAAACACAAGAACTAATGAGAGGTAATATATTTATATGCTTAAATGAATCAACTTATAACGGTGAGATTCCTGAAGTGTTACAAGGGCGATATGCTAGAAAAGAAAGCGATGAGGATGGTAATTTTATTACCCTATTGCCTACAACCTTTAAAGAGGTTGGCGAGGATAATAAACAGAAATTCGGAGCGGTTGTAAGCTTTCAGATTAACGGGGCGAGCTTTTATATATTAGAGCTTTCAGGTTCTTGGGTAGAGGGCGAGGTGAGCGCATTATCGGCATTAGGCGAGGGGCTACAATTCCCTAGTAATTCACTCCTTACGGATGAAGAGGCTAGGCTATTAATAAAAGAGAATACGGATGATATACCTAGATAAAACAAAGCATTATATTATTACCTACATGATAGGGGATAAGGTGCAGCTTCAAGCTACAAAGGTAGACGAGAAAGAGGCGAGAGCTTATGCAAAGGCATTAGCAAAAAAACATAAAGTAAAACTAAAGGATAATGCTAAAGCTGACACCAAACCAGAATAATACGGTTTATCTATCTCTCTGGGAGAACTCAACGGCTCCCTTAGATAACTATTACTTGCTTGTTTTAACTTCATTACAGAAGAGAACGAGCGAGGCTAAAGTTGCTACTAAGGGCGCAGCGAATGAACGGGCTATTCCTTTGAGCTTTGACATTACTGATGATGAGGCTACGGGTGTAGAGCCTAAATTCTTAACGGATGATGTGAGCTTTTACAAGTACGAAGTGTATGAGCAGACAAGCTCAACGAATGTAGACATTACTGACGGCAGCGTATTAGGGAAAAGAGAAGAGGGGAAGGCTTGGATAGATGGAACAAGCGAGGTTACTTATATTTTAGAGCCTGAGAACGAAAAGACGAATAGTATATATTTCAAAGTATGAAGATTGTAAATATGGCTTCGGTTACTACTCCTAAGATATTGGAGAGCGCAGGGAAAGAGTGGGTATCTTATGGCGAGGATAACAATTATTTCCAATACCTTATTGATAGGTATAACGGGAGCGCAGTAAATAACGCTATTATAACGGGTATAAGCGAGCAAATCTATGGCGAGGGGCTTAGTGCTACCGATAGCAATAGAAAGCCCTTAGACTACGCTAAAATGCGTTCTATCTTTAAGGGTGAGGACTTGAAAAGGGTGGCGGTAGATTACGAGCTCTTCGGAATGGCGGCATTTAATATCGTTTGGAATAAGGGCAAGACTGAAATACTAAAGGCAAAACATTTGCCGATGCAGAATCTTAGACCTGAGAAGGCTGAAGAGGGCGAGGTGAAAGCTTGGTTCTATTCAGATGATTGGACACAGCACAGAAAGCAAAAGTTTACTCCGAGAAGGATAGAAGCTTTTACGGGTGCTAGGGGTGAGGAAACTCAAGTGATGGTATTAAAGCGATATGCTTCGGGATTCTTTTACTTTTCTCCCGTAGACTATCAGGGGGCTTTACAATGGGCGGAGATAGATGAGGAGATAGGGAATTATCACCTTACGAATATTCAGCAGGGCTTTGCTCCTTCGATGCTTATCAACTTTAACAATGGTAAGCCTACGGATGACGAGGAGCGAGCTATCGAGAGGAAGGTGCAGAGCAAGCTAACGGGAACGGATGGCAAGAAAGTGTTGCTTTCCTTCAATGATTCCAACGATACGGCAACGACTATCGAAACGATAAATATATCGGATGCTTCGGAGCAATATAAATTCTTGAGCGAAGAGGCTACAACTAAAATAATGGTAGGGCATCGAGTAACTTCTCCGATGTTATTTGGTATTAAAGATTCATCGGGATTAGGTAATAATGCGGAGGAGCTAAAGACGGCATCGCAGTTGTTCGATAATACGGTGATCAAGCCAAAGCAGAATATTATATTAGAGGCGATTAATGAGGTTCTTATCATCAATGGGATAATCTTAAACACCTTTTTTAAGACTTTGCAACCGATAGAATTTGTAGATACTGAAGGCTTAAACGCTGAGGAAACTGAAAAGGAAACGGGTATTAAGATGAGTAAAGCACCTTTCTTATCTGACGAGCTAGGCGATGAGCTTTTAGACGAGTTGGAGATTATAGGCGAGGAGAATGATGCCGAAGAATGGGAGTTAATAAGTGAGGAGCTTGTAGATACTACTCAAGAGGGATTCCATCAGTTCGCAAATGCTACGAAATCTGATGCGAAGCCAAACGAGAAAAGCAAGTGGGGCGATGTCGGTCTTTACAAAGTAAGGTACGCTTATACTAAGACATCTCAGAAGACACCAGAGGGCGAATCTCGGAAGTTCTGCGTTAGGATGCTAGAGTTGGCTTCAGGCGGCTCAGAATACAGATACGAGGATATTAAAGCGATGAGTGCGAAAGGGGTAAATTCTCAGTTCTCCCCAAAGGGGGCGAGTTTTTACGATTTGTTCCTTTATTCTGGCGGGGTAAACTGTTATCATGGCTGGCTCAGAAGAATATATTTCAGAAAGAAAACGAGTAAAGGTAGATTTTTACCAAACGAAGGATTAAAGAACGATAGGCGAGTTGGTAATGCTCCATTTATTAAGCAGAAAGGGAAGGAGTCGATAGCTCCAATAGACACACCAAACAAAGGAAGAAAGAACTAATGGCAAAAGGTAAAGTAGACGGCAGAACAAAAGAGGCGAAAGCTACGAAAGAGGTGGCAAGTAAGATACTCAACACCGAAGGGCAGAAGATGCGCAAGACGGTTAATGTAAAGAGAAAAGTAACGATAGAAACTTCATACAATGGCAGTACTATTTTGCAACGAGGATAAGCTCAAGAGCTCAACGGCATTAAACTATAATGTCGATACTGCTTTTCTGTTGCCGCATATTAAGGTGGCGCAGGATAAGCATATACAAGCTATTGTAGGGAGTAACCTATACGAGAAGCTAGAGGCTGAGATAAAAGCGGGAACGCTAACGGGTAATTATAAGATTCTGGTAGATGACTTTTTACAAGATTCTATTATCCATTATGCACTTGCGGAAGCTTTGCCGTTTATATCTTTTAAGATTGCCAACGGTACGGTAACTCAAAAGAATAGCGAGAACGGAACGGCAGCCTCTCGTAGTGATGTCGATTACTTAGTGCAAAAGGAGCGAGATACGGCGGAGTTCTACGGGCAACGGGCGATAGATTATATAATTAATAATACGGGCTTATTTCCTGAGTACTCGAACAATACGGGCGAGGATATTAAGCCTTCACGATGCGCATATAAAACGGGATTGGTTATATGAGATACAAACCAAAGAAGAAGAATGTAAAGAAATTAAGAATATATTTAAGCAAATTAAATGAGTGCCGAGCAGATAGAACTAAACACAATAAACTTCGCAGCCGTAAGCTTTAGCCTTGTAAATGTCGAAGGCTTCCTTACGATATTAGTATTGGTAACAGCATTGGCATATAATATAAAACGATTATATGGTAAAGATTAAATATTTTTCAGAAGAGGAGTTTTCATGTGATGGTGTAAACTGTTGGGATAAGATGAGTTTAGAGCTATTGATAAAATTGGACCTTGCTAGAACGATAGCGGGAGTACCTTTTAAGATTAACAGCTCGTGGCGAAGTATCGAGGCAAACGAGAGAACGGGAGGGAAAGCGAATAGCTCTCACCTTAGAGGCAATGCGGTGGATATTGCTTGCGGAGGTTCTAGCGATAGATTCCGCATATTAGATGCGCTATTAGCAGCAGGCTTTAGAAGGATAGGGATATCACAGAGCTTCATTCATTGTGATACTGACGAGCTTCTACCTGAGGCAGTAATCTGGACATACTAATTATGAGCGGTTGGGAATTATCATTCGGGTTTTATACTGGTATTCTTATCGGTATATGGTCGGACAAGTTTGAGAATGGGCACAAACATTGCTTTTATTTACCTTTTATTTATTTGGAATTAAATACTTATTATGATTGAATTTTTAGCAGAAAACTGGGGTGAGCTTCTTATCGGTGTAATGGCATTTGGTAAGATAGTAGTAAACCTAACGCCAACGGAAACGGATAATAAAGTATTCGGGTGGATTGATGACTTTATAAACTACTTTATTAAAGACAAATTAAATGCCAATTAATCCGATGTGGGCAAAAGGGCTGCTCGCTATCATTCCCAAAATGTTTAAAGACAATAAAGGGAAGTGGAGTAGTAAGAGAACGGTGAGCGGGGTGCTTGCTGTTGCTTGTGTGGCTCAGATTGAGGCTAACGGCTTAGATACTAACACTATATTGTTAGCATTTATTGCCGTAATACCATTATGCTTCTCCGTATTTGAAAAATAATTTCATATATTAGCACAAAGCTAATTTTACAATATGAAAAAGAATAACAGATTTAGACTTAATCCTCCCGAGATTGAGATGCTCAAACAGTTCAGGGCGCAACCATTAGATAACATTAACGACAACACCGCATTGGATTTACACCTTAAAGAAAGGGGGATTCCTAAGGGCGATGTTGTGAGTGTTAAGCATTGGCAGAATATGGGAGGAGAGCTTCGCTTTTCTATCGTTACCAAAGAAGGTAAGGGAATAGATGAAGGGGGCTTATTCGAGCGATTAAATACCTTTATCGAGGGGAACGCTCCAGACTACCCAAAGCTAAAGCATAAGGCGGGGCGGCATCTATTAGTAATCAATCCCGCAGACATTCATATAGGCAAGTATGCCAATGAAGAAGAAACGGGCGAGGCTTACGATATTCCTATCGCAGTAACTAGAGTTGTGCAAGGTGTGCAGGGGCTGATTCATAAGGCTAAGGGCTTTGATATTGATCGGGTTCTTTTCTGTATTGGAAACGATGTATTGCATATTGACAATGTATATAACTCCACGACAAAGGGAACGCATCAAGATTGTGATGGTAAGTGGTGGGAGCATTACGAAGTAGCTTTGCAGCTATATGTTAAATGTGTTGAGATGCTCAGAGAGATAGCACCAGTAGACTGCGTACATTCTATGAGTAATCACGACTACCAAAGCGGTTTTCATTTAGCTCATGCTTTAAAAGCTTGGTTTAGAAATGCGGAAGATGTCAGCGTAGATGCAGGGGTGAAGCATCGCAAGTATTACGCTTATGGAAACAACCTCATAGGGCTTGAGCATGGAGACGGGGCAAAGATGGATAATCTCCCGCTACTTATGGCTAATGAGAAGCCTCAAGAGTGGGCAAATACAAAATACAGATACTGGTATCTTCACCACCTGCACCATAAGGTTAAGCATAAGTGGAGAGATGCGAAGGATTTTATAGGGGTTACGGTTGAATACTTACGCTCTCCTAGTGCTTCAGATTCTTGGCACGATAGAAAGGGCTATAAATCATTAACGGCAGTAGAGGCTTTCGTTCACGATTACGAGCAGGGGCAAGTGGCAAGGCTTACTCATTTCTTTTGATGTTATAATATAAAAATATTATATTGCAGCGCTTGAGTTGGTTCTTGAGTACTTAATTTTAATTGCACTAGGAGGGGAGCTTAACGGTTTCCCTTCTTTTTTTTTGGTTCTTTTTGTGAAAATATTTTGCAGATTAAAATAATTGTTCTATATTTGTAGAGAACAAAAACACTAAGACTATGAAACAAGTTAAAGAAATACTTACAAACGCAAAAGGAGAATTAATCGTAAAATACTCTGTTTATGAAGATGGGAAGTTATTTAAAATTGCAAGATTTAAAGCGTGGGTAGATTCAAGAACGGGAGATATAGAAACTGATGAGCCTTATTATACTAAGTATTACACTAACCACCAAAACAACTAGAAATTATGAAAGCTAAATTTACAAAAGGTCAAAAAGTTATATACGCAGGGAATGAGGCAACTATAAAGAGCGTTACGGAACATTACGACGGAACTATATATTACAAGCTTACATATTACACAAAAAACGCTTTTGGTGATGTAGTAAGATTCGGAGTAGAGGTAACTGAAAACGAACTAAACAACTAAGATTATGAAAGTAGAAGTAAACACAGAATCGAAAAATACGCTTTACACTCAGGGCGAGTATCCCGTAGGACATATTACGGTAGTTCTGGAGGACTATATAAGAAGGGCTGAGGTGTTTGATAAGATGTACAAGAATATGAACGCTAAGATAAGCGAGCTTACGGCGAATGGCGAGGATGCTTTGGCTGCTGTATTAATCGAGCAGCTTGAGCTAGTAGGTCAATGGTGGGATGGCTCTTATAGCTATAAAACCAAAGGAGATTTTAAAGCGAAACGATCAGGAGATAGATATTCTTTTTAGGTCTATTCCTTTTTTTATCTGAAAATATTTATTATATTTGCAATGAACAAAAACACTAAGATTATGGAAACTCAAGTAACACTATTAGGGAGATTGAAAACGAAGTATGCGATAGCTTTAGAAGGTGAGCGAGCTACTTATCCTTACGCTGTAAAGGCTGTTTTAAAGTGCTTATCTATGCATAGCAATATATTAGACCTTGAAATTGGTGAGGCGATGGATATATTAAAATTCACTTCAGGAGATAAGCTTTCACCTATGAATTTATTTAACCTTTTTGACGAGTAATTATGGGAGCAATTAAAAGATTACTACTCGGAACAAGACCTCAGCAAGTGGATAGAGAGTTAATGCTTGAGGCACAGATTAACGCACAGTACGATGAATTTTGTAGCTATGTCCACGAGTGGAAATGTGGCAATAGAACGCCAGAGAACACTACAATAGCAGAATTTGAGTACTTAGGAAAACCAACTAAAGATAACTAAGATGGATGCATCAAAATTAAACGAGCTTTACAAAGCTAACGGGCTAACGGAGAATGATATCTTTAAGCATAAATTCTACACGATAATATCTAGGGGAGGGATTGATAAGATACAAGCTAACAACTCGATAGATATAAGTTACGAGCTGCTGCATAACTCGCCAGATAATAAGTGTATAATCATTAAGGCTACGGCAACGGTGGGCGAACAGACTATTCAAACCTTCGGGGAGGCTTCACCAAGCAACACGAGTAATAGCTATCCCGTAGCAATGGCAGAAAAGAGAGCGATGAGCAGGGCAGTATTGAAATTGACGGGCTTTTATGAGCTTGGACATTTCGGAGAAGATGAAGCAGATGAATTTAAAATAAAATAGAGATGGGAAAAGGTAGAACATGGATGGCAGAAACGAAGTTGCAGGAGATAATCTTAAACACCTACACCAGTAAAGAGAGAGCTTGTAAGGCTCTTGGGATTACGCAACCGACATTAAGAAGATTATTTTTAACTGAAGGAGACTATACCTTTAGTCAATTAAGGCAAATCAGCCGAGATAGTGGAATACCACTTATTTATTTAATCAAATCAATTAAAAGATGAAACTAGGAAAGGATAAATTTAAAGAGCTTATAGAAGCTTGTGCAGAAGCCAACAAGACGAATGTAAAGGCTATGATCGGAAAAGGTAGAAGTAGGTTTAATGTAGAGGCTAGGCAAATGGCTTACACTATATTAAGGGATAGCGGATGGGGGCTTACTGAGATAGGTGAGGCTTTTAATAGAACACACGCAACCGTTATAAACGGGTGCTCAGGACATAAGCAGGATTACGCTACATATAGCTATTACGAAGAGGCTTTTGACGATGTAAGGATAAAGATGTCTATTCACACAAACGAAAGAACTATCGTAAGGCGAGAGGTAGAGCAGAAGATAATAGACGAGGTGGAGCGATTGAGAAATGAGAACGCTCGCTTAAAAGATAAAATTTGCAGGATAAAAGTAAACTCTAATTTATTAACTAAATCATTGAAAGTGTTATGCGTATAATCGGGAAAGTAATTAAGGTTGGAGAGGTTCAAGAGTTCTCTGAGAAGTTCAGAAAAGTCGAGGTTCTTATCGAGCAGCAGGATGTAAAGTATGATGCTACGATTCCTCTGGAGTTGATAAATGATACTATCGAGAAGCTGAGAGATGTGAGCGAGGGTAAGATATACGAGTTCTCGATTAATATCTCAGGTAGAGAGTGGAAGGATAGGCACTTTGTAAGTTTGCGAGCTTGGAAAGCTGAGGAGTGTGAAGGGGGCGAAGAAAACCCAGAGCCATTGGATAAGGCGGACTTTCCCTTTTAAGTATTTAGCTTGGCTTAATTTGGAGGTGCTTTAATTAGCATCTCTTTTTTTTGCTTTATTGTGAAAAGTTTTATTATATTTGAGAAAACTAAAGATTATGAAATCAATCAAATCAGTATTAAGCCAAACGGCTTTTTGGCAAATCAACAAATCACTAGCGCAGGAGGTGGGCTTGGAAGCTGCTCTCTTATTATCTGACCTTATAGATAGGCAATCTTATTTTGAGCGTAGGGGAATGATCATAGATATTGAAGGAGAGCCCTTTTTCTTTGTTACTAGCGATAAGATAGAGCAGTCTACTACATTGACATACCATAAGCAAAAGAAATGCATTAAAACGCTTGAAAATGCGGGGATGCTTAATACTAGATTAAAGGGAGTTCCTGCAAAGATTCACTTTAACATAGTCGAAAACAAGATTTGGAAGTCTTTAAATACTAGTATTGAAGAAACTCTAAAACTAGATTTAGAGAAACTCGAAAACAAGAATTCGAATTCTTCTAAATGTATTAATAATAATAGATTAACAATAATAGATAATAATAATATAAATAATAATATAAAAAATAAACAAAAAGTTTATTTCGTTGATTCTGATTTACAGATTTTATTTTTAGAATTTCTTGAATTAAGAAAAAGTTTAAAAGCAAAAAATACAGATCGGGCGATAAGCTTAATTTTAAAAAAATTAGAGGGCTTGGATAAGTTCACTCAAACGGCAATGCTTGAGCAGTCAATCGAGAACTCTTGGAAAAGTGTATTCCCTTTAAAAAATCAAAATAAAAAAGAGCCTAAGAGCTTGGCGAAAGAATATTTCCCTGAGATGTTCGGAGGCAAAACAGAAGTTAAGGCAATAGATATTAGTAAGGTAAATTGGGATAAGTTGGGAGATTAGTTGTTTAATTGAAAAAAAGTATTATATTTGAATATAAATAAAACAATATGGAAATTGGAAAAGAACCTAGTGCGGAGCTGCTGCTCTTTAGCTTGGAAACTATTAAGCGAACATTGTTTGAAATGAGCCAAACAAGAAACGGAGGCGATATACAAGTCCTCGCCAACCTTTTACAAAACGATTTAAATACAAAATTTTACCGATTAACAAGGGAGGAGGTTACAAAAGCCTTTCACTTGGGAGTTCGAGAAGGTGAGCAGATGGCTATTAATCCACGAACTTGGTTTGATTGGCTAAATAAGCAAAAGTTGAAATCGAACGCCTCACGCATCCAAATCTCCCAAGAGGGGGAAAGGTTAGCAATAGAGACAAAGTGCGCTGAGATAGATAAAAAGGCTATTCTCGAGGAGTTCCTTGAGATATGTCTAGTTAATTTGTACGAAAAGTTCTGCAAAGATGAGGAGATAGTCTTTCAGGGGATTACTCAAGTTTATAATTGGCTAGAGTTAAACGGATTTATATTACTGAGCCTTGAGGAGAAGGAAAAGCTTTGGGATAAAGTACAAAAGGATATAGAGGGGCGAAGCCATTTCGTACACAATGAAGGTAAGATGTTCCATCCAGTAACGATATGCAGGGAAAGAACAGTATTAGACCATTTCGAGAAGTGGAGAGATAACAATGTAGATTTGAGAAAAGAAGTAAGTAATACTTTAAACGAATAACATGAGCTACAAAACAAACAATATGAGCTACAAAACAAACAAAAAAACAAAGACGAAGATTGATAAGCTGCTAGAGCAAAATGCTCGCAATGTTTCAAACTTTGGAACGGGTAGTAAGTACGACCTGAAAACTAAGGCAGAATATAATAAGGCTTGGACTGATATTAAGCGACAAATAAAAGAGGTAGATAAAGCATTTTATGAAATTATAAAGGGGCAAGATGATTAAAATAACTAACGAGTGCAATATGCAGCTAATGGCAAGGTACGAAGATGACCATTTTGATTTGGCTATTGTAGACACTCCTTATGGAATAGGTGAAGATGGTAAAAAAAACCATAGTAGGGGCAAAAGGGCTAAATCTAAAAAATACACTGATAAAGATTGGGATAAAAAAACAGCAGATAAAGCATACTTTAAAGAATTAAAACGAGTAAGTAAGAACCAAATTATTTGGGGTGCTAATCATTTTATAGAAAACATACCTAATGCTAACAGCAGTGGATGGATAGTTTGGGATAAAATGGAAAAGGAAAACGATATGAGTACTTGCGAAATTGCTTACAGTTCCTTTAAAAAAGGAGTTAGAAAGTTTAAATTTTTATGGTCGGGATATTGGCAAGGAGATATGAAAAACAAAGAAGTAAGAATCCACCCCACGCAAAAACCAGTCAAACTATACGAGTGGTTATTAATAAACTATGCAAAAGATGGGGATAAGATTTTAGATACTCACTTAGGAAGTGGCTCTATATCATTAGCTTGTCACAATTTAGGGTTTGATTTAACCGCTTGTGAATTAGATAAAGAATATTACGAGGCGAGCTTAAAGAGATTAAGCCAACACACTGCTCAACTTAGGCTAATATGAAAAAGCCGAGCGAGGATAAACTACAAACGGCGGTCATTAGCTATTTAAGATTAGAGCATCGAGCTTTATACTGCGCGTCTCTAGGTGGGCAATATCAACGCTACCATTCACAGAGGATGAAAGCTAAGAGAAACGGATATGTGGCGGGCTTCCCCGATGTATTCATATATGAAACAAAAGGAGGGTATAGCGGTCTAGCTATCGAGTTGAAAGTTAAAGGGAATTACCCTAGCCAATACCAGAGAAAATGGATTGAGCGACTGAACGAAAGGGGCTACCTTGCAAAAGTATGTACGGGATTTGATGAGGCAAAAGAATGTATTGATAATTATTTTAATTTGAAATAAATTTGCACATAAAGAAAAAAGGTGTATATTTGTAGAGAACAAAAACACTAAGAAGATGAAAAATTACATTTACACACTAGCAGAAGAGAAAGGCTTAAACTTACTAAATGAGATTGAGGTGCAAGGGGAAAGCGGTTTAAATATTATTCCTTTAGGAGTTGTAATTGAACATATTTTAATAGCTCCACAGATTGAGCAAAATATGATTAAAAAAACGCTTGTGAAAATAGACTTCCATAACGGAGATGTTATGCACTTCTTTAAATACTTAGCGCAAGCGATAGCAAAGTGAGCAAGCTACTAGAACGCTGCAATTAAAGTCCTGAGTAAGTCAATGGCTCAGGCAAACATAACGAGAGCTTCCTGCGTGAGTGGAGCAATAGTAAAAAGCCCTACGATGGGGATTGTAGGCAATCGGTGTTGAAGACTGGACTTTAGGGGGCGGTGGGAACTTGCCTCCTAGAGCTTCAACCAACTAAAACAAGAGAGATGAAAGCAGACATTCTAAGTGAAGCATTAAAGCCTATAAAATATAAAACCTTGTTAGGTACTGTTAAGGATTTGTTTAGTTCAAACTATCATGGAGTTAGGAAAGACAAGAGGAAAGATAAAATTTGGTGGAGGGCGGCGATTATGATTAACAAGAACAAAGTTTATTTAGGAGCGTACCTAATAGAAGACGAGGCAGGATATGCTTTTAATGTAGCGCATAAAATATTTACAAACGGAAAAGTATCTATTATAAATAATGTATCTCTTGGGGATATTCAAGCGCAAGAGATTGAATATAAGGTTGTAAATATATTACTGGACAAAGGAGTTATTAAATAGTTCATAACTAAAACAAACGATATGAAAATAATGTTCACAATTTTAGCAATAGGCTTAATTACCTTACTATGGTATGACGGCGATATAAAACAAAGGAATAATGATTGAGGATAAAGAAGTAAACAAAGCCGCTGAGGATGTCGCTAAAGATATGTTCGCCGATTGGATAGGTGATTTAGAAGAGAAAGAACAACCGACCTGCTCAATAGATAATCCAGAAGATTGCGAAGCTTGTGGAAGTTAGAGGCAGCAAGATAGAGAGGATAGTATGTAATAAGATACTAGAGCGAGCAGAGGTGGGAAAGTCTAAATACGGGGTAACTATGGAGCGCGAAGATTTAACGAGCTTAGAATGGCTTATTCACGCTCAGGAGGAGGCGATGGATTTGGCTATCTACCTACAAAAGATTATAGAAGTTATTAACACAAAAGAAAAGTAATAAATCTTTTCATATATTAGCAGTAAGATTTTTCATTTTAGTTGTTTTTGAAGGGGGAGCGAGTTGAGGTACTTACTCTCCCTTTTTTTTATAGCTAACAAATAATAGAATTATGAAGGGGATAGTAAATAAAGCAATATTAAAAGGGATAAAAAGAGGCGCAAAAATGAAAACTATAAAACGCTATTTATCTATATACTACAATATTATAATCGGGCATAGAGCCCTTCTGACACGATATGGGAATATTAAAAGACGATTTAGCCAAACATTATAACGAACTTTATGCTATTGCCTTTAAGATTACAAAGGGAAATGATTTAGATGCTCAAGATTTAACGCAAGAGGTTTATGTGATAATGCTAGAGTATGATCAAGAGAAGCTCCAAAGTATTTACGACAACGGGCATATTAAATTCTGGGTGGCTAGGGTAATGCTGAATCAATACCTTCGAGCCTCTTCAGAGTTCAAGAAAAAGCACCATACTTATTTAAAAGATGAGAACGCTATAATAAGCGATTTAAAGGCTTGCAATACAGAAAGCGATATAAGCGATAAGATACTATTCGAGGAGCGGCTAGGGGTTGTTAATTCTATTATGGAGGACTTACATTACTACGATAAGAATCTGTTCTCGGTTTATTACGGCTCTGACCATTCTATTAGAAGTCTAGCAGAAGCAACGGGGATATCTACAACCTCCATATTTCACACGATAAAAAATGTACGGAATTATATAAAAGATGAAGTTAAGAACAAGCACCAGAACCTATAATGAAAGGCTAGATATATGTAAGGGATGCAAGCACTATCGAAAGTCAATAAACCAATGTAAAAAATGCGGCTGCTTCATGAAGATAAAAGCAAAGATAGCTTTTACTAGATGTCCTATAAATAAATGGGATAGAGAGCACGAAATAACAAGCGACCAGTTAAGCATATTAAGGCGGCTTCTGGAAGCGATAGAAAGCGATAGGATAACTAGAGAGCAGAATGTAGGTATAACAAACCTATGGAAAGATATATTCGGACTTAAAAAAGATGTGAGCAGTTGCGGAACTTGTGTTGCTCAAACAATAAAAGATTTAAAAGAAATATTAGAAGGTTATGAAGATTAAAGAAAGGAAGATTGCAGAGCTTAATCCTGCTGAGTACAATCCAAGACAATTAACAGAGAAGCAATACAAGCAACTAAAGAAGAGCTTAAAGACTTTTGGTTGTGTTGAGCCAGTTGTGATAAATTCCAATCCTATGCGGAAAGATGTAATCATCGGAGGGCATCAAAGGTGTATAGTATGGGCTGATTTAGGTAACGATACAATCCCAACGGTAGAGATAGAGCTAGGAGAAGCCGAAGAGATGGAGCTGAATGTTAGGCTTAATAAAAATACTGGGGAGTTTGATGTGGATGCCTTAGCAAACTACTTTGATGAGGATGAATTAATGACTTGGGGCTTTTCAGAACACGAACTATTCCAAAATTCATACGATGATGATATTGATAATTTAGAGGATGGTGAAGAATTAAATGTAAACCAATCGCTTCAGGTATTACCACAAAAGGAATATATAATTATTTATGCAGAAAAAGATAGTTTAGAGTGGGATGACCTGAGAACTTTATTTAAATGTAAAACCGTTAGGCAAGGCGGTTGTACTTTGGGAAGTACAAGCGACAAGGCAACAACTGGAATGGAACGAGTGTTTGATGTGGAAACATTCAAAAAAAGATTAAATGTATAATTTTAAAATATGTATTCCTTCAAAAGGAAGGGCAGGGTTAATAACTACAACGGATATATTTAAAACCGCAACTTTATATGTTCCTGAATCAGAAATAGAGCAATATAAAATATATAAAAACGAAATTGTAGGAGTTCCAAATGAAGTCAGGGGGATAACTAAAACAAGGAATTGGATATTAAAGAATAACGATTGTAATATATTCTTTTTAGATGATGATTTTCAATATGGTGGGTATATAGAGAGAACGGAAACAAAATACAAAGTTAAGAGGGTGAAAAATGAGGAAGTGTATAGGGAAGAGATTAAAACCTTATTTGATATATGCTACCAAATGAACGCTAAAATATGCGGCTTTTTTACAGTTGGAAACAACCTAACAAATTATAGTTGGAAACCTTATTTATTCAACGGGATTTGTTTAGGAAGTTGTATGGGAGTAATTAACGATGGAACATATTATTTTGATGAAAGCTACGAAGTAAAAGAGGATTATGAATTAACCCTTAGAAACATAAAAGAATTAGGGGTAACAGTAAGGTCGAATATATTATTTATGCAGCACGAACACACACAAACAGAAGGGGGTTGTAGGGATAGTAATCGGATAGAAAAAGAAAAGGATGCAATAAAAAGATTGATAATAAAATATCCTAATATGATAAAAAAGGCAGTTCATAGAGGTACGGGGTTTGCTATTCAATTAAATATATGAAAACAAATAAAACAATAAATCTATTTTCGTTCTGTGTGGCGGTATATCTGTTCGCTTGCTTAGTGCTTTCGATATTGTGAGGAATCATACAAAAATATACTTAGAGTACTTCAGCTTCGATGTAAGCGACTTTATCCCCTGCGAGATATGCTCATCCCCTGCTCAAGATATTCACCATATAGAAGCCAGAGGAATGGGAGGCAGTAAGTTAAAGGATAACATCGAAAACCTTCAGGCAGTTTGCAGGGCTTGCCATATTAAGTACGGCGATAAGAAGCAATACAAGGATATGATAAAAGAAATACACCAAAAATATATGCAACGATATGGAAAAGAATGAACAAAAACGAACAGAGATAGCTAAGGAGCGAGTACTCAAAGCTTTAGAGAAATCTCTAGGCATTGTTACAACGGCTCTCAAAATGGCAGAGCTATCTAGGACAAGTTACTACCAATGGTTAAAGGAGGATGATGAGTTCGCTGCTCAGGTGAAAGAGATAGAAAATATAGAGAAAGATTTTATTCGCTCCAAGTATTACGAGTGCATAAAGGACAAAGTACCGAGCGTAATTGTTCATGCTGCAAAGACTCAGCTCGGACTAAGCGAGAAGCAGCAGATAGATATAACAACTCAAGGGGATAAGATTAATAAAATAGAAATAGAATTTGTCAGTATTAAAGATAAGGACGAGTAATGTATTCAAAAGAAACTACGAGGCTAAGACTAAGATAGTAGTAAATCAGGGCGGTACTCGCTCAGGAAAGACCTATTCACTATGTCAGCTTCTTATAGTTAAGAGTTTTGAGGAAACGGGTAAGCATTTTTCTATTGTTAGAAAGTCGCTGCCTAGCCTCAAGCTCTCGGTTATGAAAGACTTCTTTGAGATACTTAATAACTTGGGCTTGTATGATGAAGATAACCATAACAAGAGCGATCATACTTATAAGCTGAACGGAAATACTTTTGAGTTCCTAAGCTTAGACCAACCACAAAAGAAAAGGGGAACTAAGCGGCACTATCTTTTTTGTAATGAAGCAAACGAGCTTACTTGGGAGGACTTCTTTCAACTTATAGTAAGAACAGAGGAGCGGGTGTACATTGATTTTAACCCTTCCGATTCTCACCATTGGATATATGATAAGGTGCTTACCAGAGATGACTGCACATTTATAAAGTCCACTTATAAAGACAATCCCTTTTTAGGTAATGAGCTGATTAAAGAGATTGAACGGCTCAGGGAAACGGATGAGGAATATTGGAAGATATACGGACTAGGGGAGCGAGGCTTTTCAAAGTCTATAATATTTCCAAAGGTTACGATAATAGGCAAAGTGCCAGAAGAGGCGAAGCTTATATCTACGGGCTTAGATTTTGGATTTACCAACGATCCTAGCGCATTAGTTGAAGTATATGAGCAGGGGGAGAATTTAATATTTAATGAATTGATATATGAACGAGGACTCACTAATCAAGACCTTAGCAAGCGAATGGCTTTGTATTGGACTGATAAACGAAGAGTTTTATTTGCAGATTCTGCTGAGCCTAAATCCATTGAAGAACTTCATCGACTAGGGCACAATATAAAGCCTTGTATTAAGGGGAAGGATAGCATTAATATAGGGATTGACTTACTCAGGCGGTTTAAGTTGCAGGTAACAAGTAAGAGCACAAACCTAATATCTGAGTTCAATAATTACAAGTGGAGTGAGGATAAGAACGGGCAGCTATTAAATAAGCCTATCGACAATCACAACCACGCTATTGATGCCTTGAGATATGCGGTTACTATGGTGAAGAGTAAGCCTAATGTAGGGAAGTATTCTATTCGATAAATCTTTTGTGATATATATTTTCATATTAAAAATATATGTTCTATATTTGTAATGTTGCAATGAAGCAATAGCCTTAAAAACTTTCGATTATGTATACTTTAACATACACTTATAACGGTAAAGAATTTCAGCAAGACTTTGAATGTATGGAGGAAGCTCAAAAGGAGATGGTTAAAACAAATGGAGTTATTACTTTTGAAGATGAAAACTTTACATATAGAAGAACAAAAGGTTTATTTGTATCTTACGATAAATAAGTAAATCTTTTATGATATATATTTTCATATTAAATAAATATGTTCTATATTTGTAGGGAACTAAACAACTAGATATTATGAAAACTTACACAACAGAAAACCAAGAGAATCAAGAGTATATTAACGCTCGTTTATTAATGATGAGCTGTGAGAAGATAGGGAAAATCATAACATTAGAACAAGCCTTAAAGATGAATGATTGGTAAAACAATCCCCCCCCCCGAAATTGATGAGCCGCGCGGTTCTGACCGCTACGAAAAAATGGACAAACCAAAAGTAGTAGCGGAAGCCCTTGCAGAAATGCAGGGGTTTTTTTATACAATATAATATAATACCTATTTAATAATATGAAGCTAAGAATACCGACCAGACTAGACGAAATTACATTGGGGCAGCTTATGGAAATTAGCAAGCTTGAGATGTCTGAGATGCCTATCGTAGAGGTGCAAAAGAGAACGATTGAGATACTAACGGGCTGCGAGAGTGATACTATAAACCTTTTTAGGTTGGAGGACTTAGATAGTATTTATGTGAGTTTAGCAAATGTATTAAGCGAGGGGAATGTAAAGCTTCACAAGCTAGTAACAATCGAAGGGGTGAAATACGGCTTTCATCCTGATCTTAGTTCGATAAGCTCTGGCGAGTTTATTGATATTGATACCTTCCAAAAGGAGCAGCAAGATAATCTCCATTTAATACTAGCGGTTTTATATCGACCAGTAATATTAGAGAAGCGAGGCAAGTACCAAATTGAACCATACGGTGAAGGGGTGCAAGAGCGAGCGGAGATATTCAAAAGGGCGATGCCTGCAAATGTGGTGAACGGTTCACTAGCTTTTTTTTTGACTATCGGAAACGATTACTTGAGCGATTTGCTGACCTCTTCGCAGGAGGTGGCGTAAACCATAAGGAGCAAGTAAGTTTTAACGAGCATTGGGGGTGGTATCCCGTACTAATAACATTGAGCGGGGATAATATATTGAAACTAGAGCAGGCAACGAAGATACCAATTACGCAAGCTCTCACATATTTAACATATCTAAAAGATAAAAATAGATTAAATGAAAACATTCAGCGCAATAGCTAAACAGTTTGAGGATATTTGTAATGCTCATAAGCAGATAAATACCTTTTCTAAAGGGGATATCTTCGAGGCAGACCTTGAGAATAAGATGGTATTTACTAAAGCTCATTTAACGGAGCAAGGGGCAACGATTAACGAGAGGGATTTTGTATTTACCTTTGATTTGATAGTGATGGACTTGGTGGATGCTGATGGGGCGAATGAGTATGATGTCTTAAACGATACCTTCTTAATTATATCAGATGTATATAGAGAGTTCAAGAACGGTCTAGGAAGGGCAACGCCTATCTTAACGAGTAGAGATTTTCAATTAGGAAGCTCCATATCTTGTGAGCCATTTACGGATAGGTTCGAGAACTTACTGGCAGGGTGGAAAGCTACTTTTACTATTACCGTTCCTGCTCACCTTAACGCTTGCAATAGTCCTATCTAATGAAGATAACAAGAGGAGACCTTAAAACGCTCCTAAAGGGTATTAGGCGAGAGGAATGGCAAGAGGTTAAAACTAAATGCAAGAAACAAGTTTACAAAGACAAAAAAAAGTACACTCGTAAGGATACAGAATGGCGAAATTCGATTACATAGCAACTAAGAAAGCTCTGGATAAGTTCGGAAAAAAGGTAGTGATAAAAGCCGCTACTTTCTTGCAAACTAGGAAGCGGGGTTATGATACGGGGAAGCTCCTTAAATCATTAGACCACGATTTAGCAGTAG